TCCATCTGCTGCTCTTCGGCCAGGGCCTGTTCGGCGGCCTGAGCCTGCTGTGCGGCCTCCTTCTCGGTCTGAGACACAAACCCGAATTCACGCATCAGCTTATCGGCAACCCGGGACACTTGCGGGTACGCCAATGCCTCCTTAGCCGCTTCGATAGCATCCTTCTGGGCGTTAAGCCCTTTACCAACACGACTGGCCATGACTTCGTCCACCTTGGCCATGGTCTCCTGCATTTCCGCCTCGGTCTTGCCGGCTTCGGCCATCTTGGTACGCAGCTCGGCCTGAACCATCTGCTTGTTCATCTGCTTCTGCTCGGCCTGCTCCTGCATGGCGGCCTGCTCTTCCTCGGTCATTTCCGTGGCATCCGGGTCGCGCTGGCCGTTGATCTGGCGAATCCGCTTCACGATCTCTTCGGCATTCGGAATGTCCATGGCCTCAACCACCAGGTCCAGCAACACAATGGCCACTTCCGGAGGCATGTTTTGCATCATGTCGGCCAACTTCTCGGCCTGAGCCTGACGCACACTGGCGCGCCACTCGCTCTCAAACACAATGAAGTCGGCCTTGGTGCGCTGAATGTCGTTCTCCGGTAGCCCATCGTTGATGTTGACGAACTCCGGGGTACCGCGCTCGTTGGTGATCCGGAACACCTTCTGCTCGTCGTAGAACTGCTCGATGAGCGACAACACCTTTTCGCCATCCACTTGGAATGACAGGCGCAGGTTGTCGAAGATCTTGGCCGTGCTCATCATGCCCTGCTCTTGTCGGCGCTGAACCGCAATGCCGGACTGGGCGTTGGTGGTCTTGCCCTGCAGCTCATCGGTCACGCCGCTGGCGGTCTGAGAAAACGCAATGTCCCGCTCCATCATGCGCAGGTGCGTCTCTTCCAGCCCCCGCTCGGCGTTCAGCTCCATTTGGTGGCCTTTCTTGTACTCAATGATGGCATCCGGCCGGGCGGCTTCCTCGCGCAGCTCTTCAATGTCCTCAACCGCGCCTTTCTCCATAACGATCTTGTTGGTGGACATGATGTACAGGGCTTTGCTGGCGCGTTTGTTGATGTCCTTCTGCACGTCGCGCATGCCTCGGATCACGCCATAGGGCAGGTTGTCTCGGTCGCGGCGGTAGCACCAGATCGGCGTGAACGGATAGCGGTTGTGTTTATACGGGCTCTCTTCGTGATAGCACAGGCCGGCAGTGGTCATGATGGCGCAGTGCACGCGCATCTGAACCAGGCTGTTGACGACCGATTCGCCGGTCTGAATTTCAGCCAGCAATTCTTCGTTTGTTTCGTCAAAGTCTTCACCGTGAAAGCGCCCGCCTTGAATGCGCTCCCGATTTACCGGCTTCTTGTACCAGCACTCAATCATCCGAACCCGGCGGCGCTGGTGGCTTTCGGTGCCACGAATACCACCATTGTCTTCCAGGTACTCTTCCTGGCTGTCCATGGCCTCATCGCCGTAGTCATGGTCGTAGCCGGTATCGAACGTGCTTTCAACGGATGAGCGCTTGAGCAGTGCGGCCCGCTCCGGGAACATTGCAATGGCTACGTCCAGATCCAGCCACTTGCTGCGGATCACATAGCGGGCGTCCTTCAGATCCATCTCGGTGCTGGACGAATCCCACAACATGTTGCGCCAGCTCTCGTACCGCTGAAAGATAGGCTCTTCGTCGCTGTCGTTCTGAACGCCGACTTCCAGCCAGCCCAAGCCAACCTTCACGGAATCCTCAAAGGCGCGACTGCGGTGAAACACGGTCCGGTTGATGTCGGTGATGTACTTGAACAGCTTGGTCTTGCGCTGGGCGGGAATCATGTCTTCCGGGCCGCGCGGCAATACCTTGTAATCCACCCGGCCCTTTTTCTCGCTGCCTATGATCCAGTTGCAGGCTTGAGACACCACGTTGTACACCAGAGGCTCCTGACCACGCTTGCGGATTTCCTCGGCGTCTTCCTCAGACCACTGAATATGATCGTAGTAGTCCGCATCGATGGCCATCTGCGCCCGGTTCTCTTCCTGGCGGTCCAGCTCTGCCTGGTAGTAACCCAGCAGCTTGCTGTGCAGCTCTTCCGATTCCTCGGTGTCGAGCTCATGGGTCGATTCTTTGTCCTCGTCCTCCGGGTCGAACAAGCCGTCTTGCTCCAGCGGGGTATTCCGGCGCTTTACTTCGGTCGTTGCTTCGTCGTTTAGATCAAACACTGGAATACACCTCGCAATTACTTGTCGTCATACGCCTCAATGGACAGACGCTTGCCATCTGGCCCCACTATCGTCGCTTCAGCGCCCCGGGTCCGGTCTTGCTCATGGTCCTTGGGCGGGATCTTGATCAGGTCCAGCAGATGCGAGTGAATGGCGTCGGCTATCATGTGGACGTTTGCCATATTGTCGTTCAATCGCATCGCTGTGACAAACCGCCGTGCAACGGACAACAAATGGTGGTGGCCAGAGCGCGGATCGTCATAGCGCCAGGCTTCGGACAACAGCACCACGCACGGCACCAGCTTATCGGTGCTCATCGACAGGGTGTGGCATAGCACAAGGCAGGGCTCTTCCTCTTCCTCGCTTTCGGCGTCTTCCCGGACCGTCATCCAGGTGCCGTAGATGGTCAGATCGCGAAAGGTGCGGACAAAATCGTATTCGGTCAGGTCCAGTGCGGGTTTTCCTGCGGGCATACTCATTACCTCTTGGTTAAACGGCCATTCCGCCGGCGCGGCGGGGCTTCTTACTGCGTCTGGCTTTGTAAATGTTGAGCTGGCCATTGTGATAGGCCTGGGCGAACTGGCGCAAGGCGTCGGCAGCTTCCGAGTGCCCATGCGCCTTGTCCGGCTGCTCGCTCCATCGCTCCTGTTTGGCGTTCCACTTCTTGCGGTACAGCTCCAGATGTCGGATGCCTTCTTTGCAGCACTCGACGTTGAAATACAGCATGGGGAACACGTTACGGGTTTGCTGGATGCCCCAGTTGATGTCCTCGATGCGCGGAACAATCTCAAAGTCATGCCCTGGCATGAGCGCTTCCAGCATTTCCTTCGGGCTCTCGTTCATGGTGGAGCCCTGACGCTGGTGGTCCGCATCGTGGGGCAGGTAGTGCGTCGAATAGGTGTAGCCGCGCGATTGCAGCCACTGAGCGGCGTGCGAATACGGCTCGCCCCACGCCTCGTAATAGTCGATCAGGCGAAACTCGGTGCCCACCTTCTGCATGACCCAAATGGCGGTACCGTCGCTGTTGCCGATATCCCAGAAGGTCCAGCATGGAACCCCGGGTACCGCGGGCAAGGTCTCGATGATGCGCTTGCCCTTTCGCGCTTGCTGGAACTGCTTGGCAAAGTACGTGCCTTCCAGCGAGACCTGAAACGCCTCTTCCGGAAAGCTGGGGTATTCCTGCCACATCGTCTCTTCGGAGCCGCTGAAGTCCTCATCGCGGGTCACGATCCACCAGGTGCGCTGTTCGATGTCCAGCGTCGTGCCGACCTTCTGCTCTACTTGGTCGAAATAGTCGTGCTCTTCCTGGGTGATTACGCAACTGCCGGCGGGCATGCGGTACTCAGGCGCTTCCCACCAGGCAAAGAAATGGAACTGGTACTGCTTGCGGTTGAGCTTCACGCCCGCCTCGTACAACTTCTGGCTGCGCAGGCTCATCTTGTAGAACTCACCCTCCTGGCCTTCGGCGGTGGACTCAATAAACACCATGCCACTTTTCGGAACCGCTGGAATGCTGCCGGTGATCACCTCGGCCGCACGGATCGGGTAGAACGCGCAGATCTTGCCAAACTCGGATACGTGCAGGTAGTTGATGGTGCCCGACCGCATGGACGTAGACACCCGGATTGAGCTGTTGTTGTGCGCAAACAGCAATTCATCGGCGCTGTCTCGCTCAAGCGGGAACAGAGCCAGCAGCTCCGGCGGCAGGTGGGTGTACGCAAACTTCACTTTGTCTCGGAAGATGGTCTTGGCGCTGTTCTCGGTGTGGGCAATGATGCCGGCCCGGGTGTTGCCCCGGCCAAACAGGCTGTAATCCAAGAACAGGATGGTGATGAATGTTGTGAAGCCCAGTTGCCGGGCCTTCAGAATTAGGTTGCGGTACCACAAGCGGCGAATGACTTTGCGCTGAGCGCGGTTCGGCTTGAACGTCATCACCATGTCCAGGTCATCCCCGGAATCGTCCTCGCCTTTGACAATGATCTTGTACAAGTGGCTCAGGCGCCAGAGCGGGACCGACAGAGCGGCCTGCATTTCCCCCTTGGTGCGCGGCGTAAACTCCATCGGCCGGGCAGTGAGGGACAGCAGCCGGCGGTTACTGATGGGCTCAACGGTCTGGTTCTTGTCAGTAGTCACAATCCACCGTCCGAACCATTAACATTACCTTGAATAACATTATCACTACTGCTATTATTTGCAGAAACAATTACCATTAGATGCGACAAGAGGACGCCAACATGAAAAACCTTCGCCACGAAGACGCGCCAACCTACACCGCCCAGCAGGGCTTTGACCTGTTTACCGTTGATGAGCAGTACGTTTTGATGGAAGCCCAACGCCTTATTGAAGAGCGCTACCTGCGCGAATACGAGGCCCTGACAAACCCGGACATGACCAAGCAATACCTCAAGGCCCGCATGGCCAATGAAAGCGCCGAAGTCTTTGGCGTGCTCTGGCTGGATACCCGGCACCGCGTCATCCGTTGCGTGGACCTGTCGCGCGGGACCATTGACGGCGCCTCGGTCTACCCGCGCGAAGTGGTAAGGTCGGGACTGAAGGACAACGCCTCGGCCGGCGTGCTGTTCCACAACCACCCTTTCGGCATGGCAGAGCCCAGCCAGGCCGACATCGCACTGACGCGCAAACTCAAGGAAGCGCTGGGGCTGATCGACATACGCGTGCTGGACCACATCGTGGTCGGCGGCAGCACCGCTGTCTCGATGGCCGAACGCGGCTTGATGTAGCAACGCTCGCATCAGCTGTCGTCACCCTGGGGCTTTGGCTTCAGGGTGTTGCCGCTGACGGACTGCAAGAGCGCCCCAAGCGGGCTTTCTTCCGGTATGCCGTGATCGATTTGCTTCTTGTCCCCGAAGATCTTCCCGTTGATTCTCTCCAAGTGCCACTGTCGGACCTGAGCGCGCAACCGAGAGCGCTGGACGTTCTCGCCGTTGATCTGCCAACCAACCTGCTCACCTTCCTTGTCCAGCTTCTCCATCCAGTCATTGCTGCCATCGTCGGCAATGTCGAACAGCTCTTCAGACACGGCGAACGAACGAATTGTCTGCGCAGATATATACTTCTCTCTGAATTCGTCGTGTTGCCAGATCCAGCGGTACACAGTAGCCGGTGATACCAGGTGCTCATTCTCTTCACGAATCAGTGAGTTGACGCTATTACCGGTGGCTATGTGCATCAACACCGCATCCACGTTTTCCGGGGTATACGCATTGGGGCGCCCCGGCTTGTCTCTCTTCTTGACCAGCTGGGCGGCTTTGGTGGGCTCTTTGGGCGCCTTGGGTGGATACGTGCGGGTTTTCTTTGCGGGCTGTTTGGCCGGCGCCTTCTTGCGGGTAGCCGGCTTTTTCTTTGCGTTGTCCGGTTGCTTATTGCCTGTCATAACTGCCTCACAGGATCATTAACGATATCACCGGATTGTAGCATTATTGGGCGGTTGCTGTTCTACCTACTGATAGCGGATGAGTTTGTTCGTCATTGCCGGTGATAGTCATAGCTTTCCGCCTGGCTTGCGTTTTAGCCTGCGCCTCTTTGGCTTTCGCTTCTTCCCAAGTGGGTGTTCGTGGGCGTCAGGCACGTCCGGAACG